TTTCCACATAGCCCTTGGTGTCATCTGCGTCACTGGAAACAGTGTTAGGACTGAAATCAAAGCCTTTGGACGTGCCAGCCATTAACGGCAAGCGCTCGCCTTCTGGTGGGATAGTGTCGGGGCAGCCAAGCGCGACTTCCAGCACAACGGCGCGACCAAAAAGTTTACTGTTATCTGATGAACAACCTTGCATAGTTGAGCCTCGTAATTTGAACATAAAAAAAGGCCGCCATATGGCGACCTTGCGGGTGTGATGTTTGGTTATTCGCCGTAGATGACGGCAAACTGAAGCCGGTAAACCAGCCGTCCTTCTTCTGTAAGAATTGGCGATGGTATGCCGCCAATATTCTCGATATGCCCGATACAATCATTGGGCATTGGATTGCTCTGCACGTAGGAGATAATATTTTGCGCAACCTGGTCAGTCGCGGAGTTCTTTCCCTTTGCGCCGATCACATCAACCAGGATGTAATATTCAGAACCAAGGTCGTTACGGATTGGCGTACCGCCGTTAGGCCTGAATACCATGAATGAGTCAGTCAACTTCGCGGTATCAGACCAGATAAGCACCTGCACGACATAACCAACCGTAAGGCCAGCATCGACAAACAACTGTTTAACCCGCTCATGCATTGATGGCATCACAAGCTCATCTCCCTGAGAATTACCGCGTCAATCTGGCTGCGTGACTCATCAAAGCCCTTAGTAAGGAACTCTTTCTTCGCCGTCGATCGCCTGAAGTTTTGCGTCCTGCTCGGATCATGAACCAGCGCGGCATAATTGGCAGAGTACCCGACCCTTCCTGTAATGCGATTGCCATTAACAACTAACTCGCGGAACTGAGAATTAAGCAGGAATGAGGTATCTATAGGCGTGTACAGCGCCGCCTGAGCACCGCCAATCAGGAGCGCTGACAGAATCGCTCTGGCTGCTTTCTTGCCCTGCACGCTACTGATGAACTTATCGAGGTTAGATTTGGCCTGGCTAATGCCGCTAACTTTTGCACCCATATCAGACTCCCGTAATCAGCGACCAGTCATCTTCCAGACCTTCAAGCGTGTCATTCCACTGCGTAGACGCTCTGATTTCGTCGGCCTTGGTGTTCAGCGGGTCGGTGTCGATACTGGTTCCAATGAGGATATAATCCCCCTCCTCAGCCAGCGCAAAGGCAGTGAAGAATGTGTTTTTGACCACAATCTCTTTACCCATCGAACCGAGCTTTGCCGATATGCCGCCAATGTAGTCGCACATTATGATAATCGGCGCAGCATAGCCAAGCGGGTCGCCATACTCATCGGTGCCGAGCTTTTTCCAGAAGGTGCATGGTTTGTTGTATGACCATGAGGCTGTGCTGCTCATAGAATGAAAGTCTCAACCTTTTCAATGATGGAGTGATTCAGGCCATCCAGAGCATGCAAAGACACCGACTGAGCGTTAAGCCTGCCCGCAACCTGACTTAAGAACATCGCCTTGCTGGATTCGTACGACTCTTCTGGGCGAGAAATAAATTTAACCCCCGTCTGATTAATCCATACGAAAAGGTGAATGTTATCGTTGCACCTGAAAGCGTGAACTTCGCTGAGATGGAAACGACTTACGCAACTCTTAGTATTAGGCAAAAATGTCTCGGTTGGAATCTCACCAACCAGTCGATTTTCAGCTTGATTTAACAATCCGCCACTCTGCTTCATTCCCGCCACCTCTCAACCTTTGCGCCCGTTGCACGAATGGTTACGCAGTTAATCACCCACTCGCCTGAGCTATTCACGTAGCCGGTAGTCTCTCGCCCGGTATCTGTTTTCACCCATACGCGAGCGAAAGGTTTAGGCAGACTTTCAGTTATGAGCTTCCATTCCATCAGCAGCCACCGACGACGAGAAACAGGCCAACCGAACTACCCGCGCTAATCGGCAGTTCACCTGTACATCCGCTGGTATCGAGCTGAGACAGAGAATCACGCAGCCACGCAATGCCATCATCACCGTAATCAAACGAGCGTGACGCGCCAGACGGTGCGCCCTGCGATTTGATGCGACGAGCTCCGGATGATGCTGACATTAGAGCGGCTGCATACATGAGAGTTAGCTTCTGGCTGCAATCGTCATATCCGGCACCGACCATGCAAGGGATGATGCTGTTTACCCGGCAAAGAATCGGCTCCAGTAGCGAGGCGGGAATGGCGTAACCCAATTCACCGAGGAACTGCTGTACGTCCGCCGCCGTGATTGGGTCAGCCATGGTTACTTCGCCTTCTTCTGGAGTTCAGCGATTTGCTTTTGCGCTTCCGTCAGGTCGGCTTGCAGCTTCTGATTTTCTTCTGCCAACCCAGCGACCTTGTCATTAGCTTCCGTCAGGTCGGCTTGCAGCTTTCCCAGATCATCCGGTGTTGCCACCTCAAAGGTGCGCTCTGCCAGTGGTTGCGCTTTACCGTTAAGCCATAATGGAAGCGACACGCCTTCGTATATGTCGCCTTTCTTCAGTTCGTGACTGTCATGAGTAAGCAGCCATTTTTGTTTCTTCTCAGCCATGTGGCCTCCATTAAGTTGCGAGAATGCCTGCCGCGCGGAGCTTGGCAAGAATACCGTTGATATCCTGCTGGGTTGGCGCTGCAACAAGGTCAGCAATTGCTGTTTGTTGCAGTACGCCGCCACGCTCTGTTGCCGTAGGGGTTTTATTTCCAGCCATTGCGTCAGTCGCCCCAGTCCCTACAACTGGTGGGAAGGTTGTCGGCTTACCGGTGATGTCTGCCCATTTCGGCGCAGTTGCAGCACCAGGATCGGTAAAATGACCTCGCTCATCGAGATATTTAGCCATCTCAGTCTCCAGATTAGGGGCCGAAGCCCCATTGCTTATGCTTTGGTGGTCTGCACGTAGCCAGCCTGACCGTTAGCGTCGAACTTCAATTCAACTGCGGCGGCGGCAATGACGGTAAACACATAATCATCTTCTGGATTCTGGCGAACCCTCGGACGAACGGTCAGCGGCATGCCATTCAGCACCTGCACAACGTCAGGGCGCTTGCACACGCCGAGGATTTCGTTAGCGGGAACCTTTGAACCAGGAATGATTGCAGCGATGCCAGGGATTTCCTGAATAGCCTGGAGGATCTTTTTCGGGTAAGTCGCCACATACTCGGTCGCAGAGGCGTAGAACCAGTCTGAATAGTTCAGGTAGATGGTCACAGGCGAGTAGTAATTTTTCGCATGCAGCGCGGCGATGGTCTTTTTAATAGCGTCAGTCCATGCGTCACCATCAGCACCATTCAGATCGACACCATGAGTAGCAGTGGCGCGATTAGGTGCGTTACGCAAACCTGTCAGTGTCGCACCGCCTACGTTGATGCTTGCATCACCATTCAGGGCGATATCTTCCAGCTTCTCTGCCACTTTACGCATGTGGTTATAGCGAGCAGCGGAATCCAGAGAGTAGCCTTCGCTCTGCGCGGCCAACATCTGACGCCAGCCGAAAGAGAACTCGCTATCAATGATTGGCAATGGTGTGCCGTGGTAATCGATGACCGGCGCATCAGTTTTGGCTTTTCCGCGACCATCAAGGCTGATATTCACATCACCAGAATCGGAAACCGTCTGGAAGTAGTGAATCAACTTGCCGAGATTCATCGGGCGGCTGTTGGTTGCTGCAAGGTCAGAGAACACCGCCAGCACATCTTTCTGCACCAGAATGGCATCACGATCCCACTCACCCCATACATCTTTTGGCAGTGTTGATGCGTTACCTGTCAGCGCGTTACCCGCCATTACAGCGCCAGCAACTTCGCTTACAGAGAAGCCATTCATCTGTGCCATTCGGCGGTGTTGCGCGTCCCAGTTGCGGCGAGAGTTGATGATGAACCCCTGCTGTTCTTTCGTAAAACGTAACATTGTTTAGTCCTTATGCTTTCGCGTATGGGAAGGAAAGGAGAACCACGTCGCCAAAGCCTTCTGCTGCAAGGGTGCGGCCTGCATTTTCATCAAACACAGCAACAACCTGATTGCCTGTTGCAGCAGCCTTGAACACGCCACCCGCGCCGATAGTGATTTCCTGACCCACGGTGTAAGCCGCAGCCGCCAGGCGAACGTTGTATTCCTGCTCACCTTCGGCGCGATAGGCCACGCCAGTTTCGTTAGCTGCGTAAGCCGTATCGATGGTCTGACCGGAGAAACGACGATTGCCAAGAATTAGCCAGCGACCAGTTGTACCGGTTGCGGCGGCAAGCTTTCCTGCTGACTTAACGACTGCAATGCCAGGATTGGAAGCCGCAGTAACAGGCAGGTTGATGGTTTCCGGCTCGCGCTCGACCGGCCCACGATAAATAACGTTAGCCACCATTATTTTTTCTCCTCATATGCGGCGTTCATGTCGTAGCCTGCCCACTGATCATCTTCAGCATTTGACTGGAATTGACTATTCAGGCCTGTGCTTGTCTGGCACTGCGCGAACATGTCGTTCAGTGCATCGCCTTGCAGCGAGTTAATTGCCGCTTCGGTCATGAAGGGGAACTTGGTTTTAACCGCCTGACGCTTTTCGCCAAGGTCTTTTTCTGCATTGGCTTGAAGCTGCGTTTCCAGCTTGCCAAGCTTTTCAGTTAACGGGCCAATGGCAGCATTTACCGCAGCAGTGATGGCATCGGTATTTACCTGCGCGCCAGCCGAGTCGCCGCCACCTTCTTTCTTCTTCGTTTGTTGGTTGAAGGCATCCCAAACCTGATCGTCGGTCAGCCCTTCGGTTTTAACGCCTGCGGCATTGAGCGCGGCGATCATCTTTTCTTTCATCGGGTTTATATCTCCGTTATTAATGACTTCGTACTCAGTTGGTTTGCGCACGACTTCAACCGCATCACCGACAAGCGTCACTTGCTCGTCATCAATGAGGTATTTCTGCTGGAAGAGTTTCACCCCTTCCTCGTAAATGAATTTGTCAGGCCACACACTGACGATGTAGCGCCAGATATCGCTACCCTGCGGCGCGCGGATGGCATCGCTGAGCATCTGGTGAATCTCACCAAACGAAGCGTCTGAGTTGTGGAAGAGGAAGAACTTAGCCTTGTTGACGAGGCCATCTTTCATGCTGTTAGCGGCATCAATCAGGTTTACTGACTCGACATCACTGCTGGTTCCGTCTGCGTTAACAAACATCCCAACGCCTTCATCTGGCGTACCAGCACCAGGCTCATCAAGCAGGATGGCTACATGGTCGAATTGCATGTTGTGGGCGATGTGGGTGTGCTTCTTGCCCTTGGACTCACCAGACTTCTGCTCTTTGTTTAGCAGCAGGCCTGTTGATACGTGGATGGGCTCGGCGTTGTTACCGGCGATCATGTCATCAAGGCGTTGAATCAGTCGCTTGCCACCATCTTTGGAGTCAGCAACGGACTTATTGACGTAAACGTCCATCACGACTTTATCGCCAGCCTTGCTGACGTTCTGAGCCCATGCGCCAACGTGATATTCGTTCACCGCACGCGGGTCATTAGCGCTGACGTAATTGCCGTCTACCTTCGGATGGGATAGAGGCATGAGCTTCCGTTCCATCGTTGAATAGCTGTTGTTAATCTCCTCAGCCGGGTACAAAACGCTGTTCATCACGATGTCATCGACAATCGGAACCGCACCACGGATAACGTAGTGTTCAGCACCATTAATGGTTGTCGTTGAGATGTTGGAAGCGTTGATGGCGAGGGATTTAACGTGGATGCTCGATAGCTTCACGCTGCGTCCTCATTGTAGTTTCAGGCCGCTTGAGCCCATTGTTTACGTTCTTTGATTAGCTTGTCGGTCAGACCATGATTGAACAGCGAGCCATCATCATTGAGTAGTGCAGGTATCTGGCTGCAATAACAGTTGTAACGATTGCCGTTCACCGCATAGAACTCTCTGACTTCTTCCGTCGTGTAGATATGCCCATGCCTGGACGCATGCCATGATCGAGTGGTCGGCTTGAGCGCGGATATCCAGAGTAAGCCAGTATTAAGCCCAAGCCTGTCGGCCGCCCAATCCGCTTCGTTCCACTGGGCTTCACGCAGCGCGCCGACCTGTTCGGTCTGAGCAATTGTCTTTGCCCGAGTCATGCTCACATCAAGACGCTTACTGACAATCTGCGCGGTTTCACGCGGATTAACGCCACGCCCGATGGCATCAGCTATCACATTGGCTAAATCACCACGTGCCCTGTCGCTCTCCAGCTTCCAGTCGCTGTACGTGCTGACGTAAGCACTGGCGATCTGATTCTGGTAAGCAGGCGTACTGAGCAGTTGCTGGAGCGTTGTCTGGCTGGCGTATGCAGATGACTGCTGAGAAAGGTTATTGAATGCCTCAAGCGTTCCGCGCCGATATTCATCGCCTACGTAGCCAAGCGCCCACAGGTTTTGCTCACCGCCTTCAAGAAGGTGATCGTCAAGAATGGTTTGAACGATGCCTAGCAGGTCAGCCAGCTGCTGCGCCGACATGTCGTAGACATACTTTCCAGCATTAGCCTGGTAGAGCGTAGGGTTGTCGCCGTTAGAGTGGCACAGGAAATGCCATTGATGACCATTTCCGACTTGCTCGCGCCCGGTGAGTCGCTGGTCGAACAGTTCTTTCAGTGCAACTTTAATCGCGTGATATCTGTCTTCTATGTCTCGCGCCATCTTGCTGACTGACTTGCGGGACATTGTCGGATCGGTTCGTGACCTCGGAACCACTGGACTCTTCGGCTTCTGATTCGGAACCAGCCAGAGGGTCGGCTTGTTTTGGCTGGTTATCATCACTTACCTCATCGTCAAACTCTTTGACTGGCTGTAATTCACCTGCTGCGCGGATTTCATTCTCTGACAATGCGGAGCGCCCAAAGGCGTTGGTCGTCTTGACTGCCACGTCTGCCATTTTGTCCATGTTGGCGATTTTCTCTGCCTGGCTTGGTGCCAGCAAATCAGACCAGCCAACCGTGATTTCTTCGCCCTGCGCTACCGGTATCAGGCCGATAGTCCAGAAGCGCGTTACCACACAGGTAATGGCATCGGTCAGGAACCCTTTGCGGCGCGACATGCGAGTCTTACCCCATGATTTGGAATCCTCAGTGGACGCCCTTTCACCGGTTTGCATACCAACCAACTCTTTCATCGGGATCGGAACCGTTGCGCAGAACTCACTTAATGCCGTGCGCCATGTTGGCTCAGGGTCTGACGCTGTAACGGATAACACCTCAGCAGTACCGGCTTGCATGAAGCTGGCGCTATCGGTGCTGTCGTTCAGGCGGCGAACCTGCATATCCAACGCCTCGGCAAGTTGCCCTTCTGCAACGCCCAGCGCTTTAGCCAGGGCTGCAAAGTTGGTTTTCTCGCTGAATGAGTAGTTGAGTTGGCGGCTGGCGTTTTTCAGGAATCCTTCAGAGGCACCACCTGATACCTTTTCGATATCAAGCAGCTTGTTAAAGCCTTCCTCTAACAGTGATTTGCCAGATGTTAACGTTCCATCATCTGAGCCCTCAGCCAGGATGATTACGCGATCGGGGTGAACGTTAATCTGTCGGACTGGCCTGCTGTCCATTTGCGACTCGACGGGGATCTCCGTGTATGAATACATGGTGACCGCGCCGTAATCATCGCTATCCTGATTAACGTTCCATTCGATTGGCTCAATCTGCACTTCCCACACAGGAATAAGCTTAACGAGCGCCCTTTCTTCTAGCTTGCGGACTTCAGCAACATTTACCGCCTCATTCCACTTACCGTTATCCTTTACCTGAATCAGGATCGCCGAGTAGCGGCCCACGTTATTTCGCAGGTCAGCGCCTTTAATCTGCTTCCAGCATCGCTTGAGAAGCTTGTTAATGCGCTTATCCCATGCTGTTTGATTGGTAGCATCTTTGGTCTGGTCGCCTTCGTACACTTCAGGGAAATCCTCCCAGCAGCCATCAACCATGCGCTTAACTGCCGCACCCGCTATGGCATTGCGCTTGTAGGCGCGGTAGAAGTCATCGAAACAAAGTTCCAGCGGATAGCCGAACTCCTGATAAAGACGCTGGCGCTTGGTATTACTCGTACCGTTGAACAAGTTGGCAAGGTTTCGGGTTCGCTCCTTCTCCATGCTGGCGTTAGCGGCACGCTGTTCTTTCATTTGGCTTTCGTTCACGGTTTCCTCCGTCAGCGCGAGCGCACCAACATGCCAATAGATTGCGGTTCGGATAGTTCGGTTAGCGCGTAGACGGCTGAGTCCAGGCGGTCAGGTGATTTTTTGGCAGTGGAAGGGACGTATTCCATGAGCTGGTTTTCCAGCATGTATAGACTCCCATGATGAGCAACGCGGCCTTGCGCATAGAGCGCGGAAATTGGCTCTGCTCGAGCGAACTTCCCCTTGCTAGCGTGTACACGTATAACTCGCCCGGTGAATCCTGCATTTACCAGCGTATCCTCTGCCATATCTCCACCCTGGTTGGTTTCGATAACTATGGCGTCAGCCTCATGCCGGCAATAAGCGTCGATCGCTTTAGTGGCCCACCCGTTTGGTGAATACTTTCCGCTGTAATCAGCATCAACGGTGTATTGCCGTTGATCGCCGACACCATAAACACTGGCGGCCGTTATTCCAGTTTCGTCACTTTCGTCGCTGTTCGTCGCCTGTGGGTCAATAGCAATGACTGTACGCACCAACTCCTGAGTTATCCGCATTTCATGCGCGGCGTTTATCATTTCCTCGTTCCACAGTGCGCCCTCGGCGTTGAATCGCTTAGGATTCTGCATGTACTGAGCGTCGGCAGTTCTGCGGTGAGAAAATAAAGAGATGCGATGTGATTCGTTATGCTTGAAAGGCCACAGCCAGCCAT